GCAATGGAAGCGACATTCTACGCCTCCCAGCCGAATCAACGTATATGGCTTGTTGGTCTTTCCTATGATAAAGCCGACTTGATGTTCAGAGAAGTGTGGGATAAAATGGTAAAAGGACATCAAAACGATATTATCAAGGCTTCTGAGAAAGAAAGATATATCAAATTCAAATGGGGAACTACAGTTGAAGCTAAGTCTGCTGATAACCCTGATTCACTTGTAGGTGAAGGGTTAGATTTACTAATCATAGATGAGGCAGCTAAAGTTAGACCTAGAATTTGGGATATGTATTTATCTCCCACATTATCTGATAGAAAAGGAAAGGCGATATTTATATCAACGCCAGAAGGGTTTAATTGGTTATATGATTTGTTCTTGCTTGGAAAAAGTGATGAACTTTGGGAATCACATCAAGCACCATCTTGGGATAATGCCTTCGCTTTTCCTGAAGGTCAAAACGACAGGTTTCTCATTGAGAGAAAACGCAATATGGCTAAGGAGCTTTTTGACCAAGAGTATGGTGCTCAGTTTACGAGTTTTGAAGGTAGGGTTTATCCTTTTGATAGGAATCTTGATGTCGGTTATTATCCTTATAATCCACATCTTCCTACTTTTTGTAGTATTGATTTTGGGTATCGTATGCCAAGTGTTGGTTGGTTTCAAACGCATTTAGTAAATGGTGAGTGGCATATAAATATGATTGATGAAATAATACACGAAACTAATATAAAAACAGATGAATTAGCAGAAAGAATAAGGTCAAAACCTTATAGAGTAACAAAATATTATGGCGACCCAGCAGGATTACAAGCACAAGGACAGTCAGGCGTAGGAGATATAGAGATTTTTAGAAAAAAAGGTATGTTAGTAAGAACAATAACTGATAAAGCATCAAGAAGCATAACAGCAGGTGTTAATCACGTTAGAAGTTTTATAGAAAATGCTAATGGAGAAAGATACTTGCATTTAAACAACAATTGTATAGGAATGGCACAAGATTTAGAAAGTTACAGGTATCCTGAAGCTAAAGACAGTAAACCACTAAAACAAGAGCCATTAAAAGACGGATACCACGACCACGGCTGTGATATGTTAAGATATTTTTTTATAAATAATTTTCCAATAAGAAACAGAGAAATCAAAGTGAGGCAAAGATAATGTATTATGAACAAACAGACATAATTAAAGAAAGTTTAAACAATTTAAAGGTGTATAACCATAAAGAAAGAGAAGGTTACATAAATAAACTTCTTGATTATTACAATGGTAATGCAACTTATCAATATATTTCATCAAGATTTGATTTAGAGGCTTTTAGTGAAGTTCCACCATACGAGGCGAACATAACTAAAAAGTTTATAAATAAAATGTCTAGGATTTATACAGTTGGTGCAGATAGAAATATAAATGATAAATATAATGATTTAGCTGTACTTAAAGATTCAAAAATGAAACATATTGAAAGAATGACACGTCTTATTGGAACTATTGCTACTAGAATAATGTATGTTGATGGCGAAATGCCTTACTTTGACTATCAACCTATATATTACTTTCACCCTTTCTTTGAAGATGACCCATTTAGACCAGTAGCATTAACATATCCTTTGATGCACTATAGTACAGATGCTTCAAATACTGATAATGCACAATATATACATTGGAATAACACAGAATATATTATTTTTGATGAAGAAGGTGTAATATTAGACCAAAAAGAACACGGATACGATACTTTACCTTTTGTTTTTACACATAGAGAACATCAATGTGATAATTTCTATGTTGATGGTGCAAATGATATTGTAAATGCTAATGAGCATATAAATATTACAATGACAGAGATGCAATTAGGTTTAAGGTTTCAAATGTTTGGACAACCAGTAGTTTCTGGTGCAGATTTAGGAAATAGACAAAGATTTGGTTCAGATGTAATACTTGAATTACCTGAAGAAGCAACTTATGATATAAAATCACCATCAGGCGATATTGAGAAGGTTATAGAAAATGTTAAGTTCCAAATGGAGCTTGTAGCACAAAATAATCACTTATATGTACAATTTGCACAAGATGGTGGTGAAACACCTAGTGGTATTGCTCTAAAAATCAAAGATTTAGAGAGATTTGAGGATTATCAAGACGATTTAGCCCTTTGGACACAATATGAACACGAAATGTACCAAATAGAGCGTAAAATAGCACAATCATTCAATATAGCTATGCCTGAGGCGTTAAAATTAGACTTTAATGAGCCTGAATACCCAATGACAGTACAAGACCAGATAGCATTAGATATGCACAGGCTTAATTTAGGATTAATAAGTAAAGCTGAACTAATGGTAGAATACAATAAAGACTTGACTTTGGAAGAAGCAAATGCTAAATTACAAGAGAATCAAGAACCTATACAAATACAGGTAGACCAAAATGTTCAAAATACAGACCAGCAAAGCTAGATTTAACAAACTTGTTAAAAAAGTAGCATCAAAAAAAGTAAGAAAAAAGATTTTACGACTATTTACTGAAGAAATAGCAGAAGAATCTAAAAAATACATCACACAGGGTAAAGTTACGCCAGAATTAGCACCTTCTACCCTTAGAAACAGAAGAAAACGTGGCGTAACCAATAAAAAACCATTATTATTCGAAAAAGGATTAAGAGATAGTATAAAAGGTACAGATGATGGCGTAGAATTTGCTGATTATGGCAAATACCACAGAAGAAGGGGTGGATATATTGCTTTTGGAAAGGTAGCAGTACCACAAAGAGAATTTATAGCATATCACGCTGATGATGGAATAAAAAAACGAATAAAAAACAAAGTAAAACGTAGATATATGGAAGAAATCAACAAATAAGGAGTATTATGACTAATAAAGACAAAGAAGTATTCAATGCAATACTAAAATTAATAAGCAATATGCAAGTACAGATAGATTTATTAGTAGATAACTTAATTGTTGAAACTAAAGACGAATTAAAAATTTACAATGATAAAATAGTAGAAATAGAAAAAGACACATATCAGCAAATGTGCGAATTAATGGAAAGCAACACAATACCCTTTATGGGCATAGCATAATGGAGAAAAATGGATTTTATCACAATATTGGAACAATTTGGAATACCTGTGGCGATGACAATAGCGTTCGGATTCTTTATATGGAAACAAAACAGGTTCATACAGGAAACTCTAATGACAGAGTTAGACCAAGACTTCAAGAGGTTGGAAGGTATTATTATTAAACTTATCGACCAGCAAAAAATGGTACAAATGGAACAAAAGAAGTTAAATGGTATATTCAAAGCACAAGTAGAAATCATAGCAAGACTTTCAGGAAACGGATTAAAAGACAAATTTTTAAGAATGATGGAAAAAGGTGGTATGGACAATGAATGAAACTAAAAGCCTCAAAATAGAAACACCAATAGTTAGTATTGAAAGCGATTCAGGTAGCCACGTTAATGATTTTTTCAGTATTGTCGGCGTTATGGTGATATTTGTAGTATTAAAGTATTTACTTAGAAAATACGTTAGATAGCGTTCTCAGCTTCTATAATACTTTGTTCCCATTCTTTTCTTTGACCCTTAGTCGGTCTTTTAGCCTTTAATGGCTCTATACCCACAGCTTTAGCTCTTTTCTTCCAAGCATACCATTCTTTACGCTTCTCATTACGATTCTTTTTATTCAGCTCTGCATCAATAACCTTTTTAAGAACTATCTTTTCTTGTTTTGGCGTTTTAGCAATCTTACGTTCAGGTAAATCTTCTGGTATAGTAACATCATCAATAACATCTACTATTTCAGCATCTTGTATATCTTCAGCTTTTAAAAACCTCTCAAATGGACTATCTATAGTAATATTGACGTTTTTTACAAGTTTACCACTATGCTCAAGTACCAATCTAGCAGCTTGTACATTACCGTGTTTACCTTCTCTTAACATAGCGTTCAAAACAGCAGGAATTTGACTTCCATACTCTGTCATATACCTTTCATATATTTTGTCTATAAAATCACTATTCTTACGCCATTCTTTGACACAATTTCGGCTAACACCTACTTTATCTGCTACTTCTTGTATCGTAATATTAGGGTTAAGTGCGAATAATTCTATCGCTAGTACTTTCTGTGGTGTTTTCTTTGCTATGGTAGTTTCCATATCATAATTTAGTACTTTTTGGTACTTCTTTACAATATTTTTTTAAAATTGGGGTAAGGTACTTATTTTTATGACTTTTTGTGGAATGGGAGCCGAGAGAGACCAAAAAAAAATTTGTACGCTTGGGGGGGGTGGGTGTGGTAGTTTTTAATCTGAGAGGGAGAGCAGGGAAACGCCTAATCTGAATAAAGATTTTGAACCAAAGCGTTTAAACCTGCTCCCAATCTCAGAGCAGTTAATCTTAGTTGCTACCCCCTTCCAAGTTTGCTTTTTTAGGCGTTGGAGCCTTTTTAGTTGCAGTTTGTTTAAAGCTATCTTCTATTACATTTAATAGTTCGTTTGAATCTTCTTCTTTAAATGTATCTTTTTCTTTCATATACTTTACTTCTGTACTAGATACAACGCCTTCATCTCCTGTTTCTTGGATTCCTTCTTTAGTGGCTTCAAATCCAATAGTTTCTAGGTAATCAGATACTACATCTTCTGCAGTTGCAGTCTCTGCAAGTTCTACATCTTCTTTAACGTCTGCAAGATTCATTTTTGCGTCTTCTAGGTCTGAATCTGCAGAATCTAAAGAATTTCTAGCATCATAGCAATAAGATTCGATATCATCAAGATTACTTCTTGCATCTGATACTTGGTCTAGTGCTAAATCTAGTTTGTACTCTGCATCTTCTAACTTGTTTTGTAAATTAGTAACAACGCTTAAAAACTCAAACTTTGTTACGCCTAAGATATCCATAGCAGAATTTAAAATTTTGCTATCTTGGATTAAGTCATTTAAACCTACTGAAAGGTTTTTGTATTCAATCCCTAATTTTGGGAATTTGTTAGTTGGGTTAATTTTAACTGCTTTCATTTTTTTGTCTCCTTGACTTGTTTTTTGTTTTAGTTAAACTTTATTGTCTAACTTGAAATAAAATTACATTAAATAAATTTAAAAACAAAGAAAAATCTAAAAATAATTAAATTTTTTTTTGCTTTGAGATATAGAAATAGCCAATCATAAAAACATCTTGTTTAATTGCTAAAAATTTTGTATACGAATTTTACCGACTACTTAGTCGGATTTTTTTAAATAAATTTTTTAAAGGTTTTTTTTAAATGGGTTTGGGGTGTGGTTTGAAAATCTTCAGTTATATTTCAGAGTGTATTAATGGTTATATTTTAGAGAGGATTAAATTATATTTTAAGAAATATTAAATAAATGTTTGTAATTTTAAATAATATGTTTATATTGTTTTTGTTACTATTAACTAAATATAGGAATTATAAATTATGAGTTGGAATGAAAAGCCATATAAATATGATGAAATAGAAGATTATTTTATAGACAAAATAAATGATTATAAATGGAAAGACATAATAAAATTATTAGATGATGGAGATTTACACCACGAAATATTTAACACTGATTACTTTGTTATATACCATTATGAAGCAATGAATTTTTTAGGAGAAGCAACATTTCAAGTAATAGACGCAGTGAAAGAATGGGAGCAGTTTAATTTTGGAGAAGTTACCACAGACTTAACAAGTCCTCAAAGCGTTGTGAATATGTATGCGTATATAATAGGAGAAGAAGTTATATATAAATACACTAAAGACAGAGACGCTTTACTAGAATTATATAAAAATTATGGGAGGGTTGCGTAATGCCTTTACGTTGGAATATAGAAAAATGTGAAAAGTTAGATTTTTTAAAATCTAGTGAATTAGAAAAAGCAAAAACTCAAATTATAATATGGAGTTCATTAGTTATAAATATAAGTAAGATTACTAAAAAGAATTATAAGGAGTTTTATAATAGGATTAATATTTATGAACGCCTAACTGAAGCAGGATTAAAATATAAAGATGGTAAAGATTATTATATTACGCTTGAAGACATTAAAAATAGAATTGGATTTCATACAAACGTGGGTGATATGTCTGATTCTAAATTTATGAAAAATATGTTTAGAATATATAAGGAACGTAACTAATGAATACAATTATAGATGCTTATGGTAATGAACGTAAATACAAAATTATATCTGATGGTAGAACGCTTAGGAGTTTTATAAAGAAGGGTTTTATAAATGAGCCAAAATATGGAGCATATCCACAGGTTGATGCAACCTTTGACCAGTTTTTTAGAGGTTTTGAATATAAAGATAAAAAGTATATTATAAAATATTTTGATGGGAGTTTATATCCCTTCGTATGTGAAATTATATAAAGGAGATTATTAATATGGCTATTAAAAACAAAATAATAATAGATGGAATAGAAGCAGAACATTCAGATTATATATGTGGATATGGTTGTGGTAGAGATATATCTGAAACTGAAATATCTGAAACTCCTTATGCTACTTATATATGTGGAGATATTGAGTGTTGGAATAGTTTTTGTTTGGAGTTTTGGAATCCACTTGAAGTAGAAGAAGAAGAAGTAGAAGTATGTGAAGGTTGCAGAGAAGATGAAGATACAAGTTATGATGGAATGTGTATGCTTTGTTGGGAGGAGTTAAATGAACATCTTGGAGAAGATGTATAGTGAAAATAAATAAAGATATAAAACACCTAACTAAAAAATGTCAGTATGTTGAAGATGTTGAATGGAAACCAATTAAAAACAAATTGTTACTTGGTATGACTATAAGAAAAGACGCTATTGGTATTGCTTCAAATCAATTAGGTATGAATTATAATGCCTTTGTTATAAGGCATAAAAACAAACTAATGTTCTTTAAAAATCCATCTATAAAATGCTATGGAGATATATTTATACACCAAGAAAAATGCTTATCTATTAATGGAGAACATAAAGTTAAAAGATATACTAAAGTTGATATAACTGATGATATAAATGGTAAACAAACATTTGAAGGTTATATGGCTTGTGTAATTCAACACGAATTTGACCACATACAAGGAATTTTAATAAATGGAAATTAATGGATATATTATTATGATACTTTTAATTTTCTGGTTATGGAATTTGTTTTTTAATAAGAATTTTAAATTATAGGAGTTATATATGCACTACGAAAGAAAAATACAAGCATTAGTAAATAGATTGAAAGATGAAGTAAAAGATTTAGAATCTTGCACACCAACAATATCAGAAAAAAATATGGATATTGTTACAAGAAATGAAGGGTTTATAGAGGGATTAAAACACTCTATAATAAGAATAGAAATGTTATTACCAATAAAAAACAAAAAAGGAGTAAAATGAAAAATTATTATGCAGAAGTTAAAGTAAAGTGGGGAACAAGTTTTGAAGCAGATAGTAAAGAAGATTTTATTATAAAACTGAAAGAACAATTTAAACAAGACTACAATATTAAATTATCTGATAAAGAAATAAAAATTGAGGGAATATGGAAATAACAGATAACAATGTAAACTTTAAAACAACAATAAAGAAAATAGAAAATATATGTTTAGATTATTCTTGGGGTAGCACAAAAAGAGAAAAAAAAGAAGTAACGTATAACATAGAAGTTAATGCAATAAAACAATATGGTTTTTTTGAAATGTATTGTGATGGTGGCGAAGAATATTATGCAGAAGGAGGTTTGTGGTTTACAGGTGGTAAACTTACAGATTATGATGGTATATTTGATTTACCAAGTACAATAAAAGAACAATTAACAAAGTGGGGTTTTGATACCTCAGAAATGGAGTGATAAGAAATGGAAAAATTTATTTGTGGTATTTGTGGCGATTATTGTTGTGAATATACTTACAATGAAGAAAAAGATGTAGATGAATGTAATAATTGTAAAGATAATGAAAATAACTAATAGAAAGGAGTAATATGATTATAGAAATTGATGATTTAGATGATTTTTACTATAAAATAGAAGATAATATTTTATATTGGTCTGAATATGGTATTGAAGAACTTAATGAAGTTGAAGATTTAACTGAATTAAAAGTCTTTCAATATCAAGAACTTGTTAAACAAATTAAACAATTATATCCAGATTATAATATAGATTATTTAATAGGTAAATTTATATAATAACTAATAGAAAGGAATAAAATGAAAAAATATAAATTAGGATATGAAGTTTATATAGATAATAAAGATAAAACATATAATACTGATGATGAAAAAATATATCTTTATATAGGCTATGATAAAAATGAATCAGCAGATATAGAGTGTTTATATAATGATGCTATAAAAGAAGTAAGTAGAATATATAATACTAGTGAATATGAAAAAGAGTTTATGAGTACAGGAATAACAGGTTGGGAAGAATTTTTATAAATTAATACTTTAGAATATTTTATAAATACTTATAATAACTATGTTAATAACTAATAGAAAGGAATAAAATGAAATATTATAAAATTTACGATAATATTGGAAATGATTATATTGGAAAATATACTAAATCTCAATTTAAAGAATATTTAAAATATTATAATAAAGAAATGGATTTAGAAGAAACAATAAAAGATTATACTTTAAAAGAATGTTAATAACTAATAGAAAGGCAAAAAATGGAAAAAGATAAAAGATGTAGTTTTAGAGTAGTAATTGTAGTTAATGATGTAGCAGAACAATCTGTAAAAGATATGGAATACAATGCTCAAGGTTATATTAAAGACGATATTGAAAATGATAATCTTTATATTGAAGATATTATAAAGATAGATGTTAATAACTAATATTATAACCCTTATATTTGGTTTTGAGTACGGCAATCCCTTACCCCTAAGATTGTTCTTAGAGGTTGATTGCCTTTATAACCCCCACATTGTGGCTTGTCATACGGCTCGTAATATTTTATAAATGAACTCGTCTATTACGATTAATCCCAACGATTCGGCTATGTTCAAACCCCTCTTTGTAACCGATTTTATAACCAATATCGCAAAGAGTAGTAAACCAAAAACAATATTGGACAACAAATATAATCATAACTTTATATATTTTACAAGAAAAACCTGCTATAAAATAAAAATAAAAAAATACTTGCGTAGAATTAAAGGAATCTTTAAATTCAACAAAATTATAATTGTAAATACACAAATTTAGGAGATAGAATGGTAAATAACCAAATACACGAAGTGATAAAATCAAAAGGATTAACAAAGAAGTTTGTTTGTGATAAACTAGATATAAACTATTCTGTGATGAGCCAGTTTATTAATGGAAAAATGACACCATCGCAAAGCAGATTGATAAAATTATCAAAATTTTTAGGTGTTAAGGTAAAAGATTTGTATCCTCACGCTAAACGTGTTATACACTACGAGATTTAATTTAGATTAAAAAGGAGAAAGAATGAAAAATAAAAAAATAACAATACCAATATCAGAATGTGATATAGAACATTTTGAAAAGCTAATATACCATAATTACGACCCATTTACTTGGACATTTGATGGAGTAGATGTAACATTTGTAAAAGAGGAGGAAATGGAATGAAAGTTAATGAAACTTGTAATGATTCACATTTGGTAGATATTGTATTAAGTGCCGAAGATATTAAAAAAATACAAAATGGTTTAGTTGCTCACATTGAGTGCGAAAAAGATGGAACAGAAATATTTATATTAAAGGAGAGAAGATAGAATGAATATGAAAGACCTAGCAAAGAAATATGATTTAACAAAAGAAGATTATTGGAAAGAGCAACGTAGTGGTAAATATATTATAACACACGATGCTTGTGAGAAAATAGCAGATATAGAAGGTATCTCATTTGGTCCACCACAAATACTTAATACAGAACAAAACTTTTGTAGAATGGTTGTTACTGCTAAAAAAGGAGATGTTGTGATATGGACTATTGGAGAAGCAGATAGTAAAAACTGCAAAAACTTATACATTGGCTCAATGAGTGAGAAGCGTGGTAAAGATAGAGCAATCTTAAAACTTATTAACGCTTATGAGTATGGTATATACTCTGATGTAGAAGCAGATAGTTTTGCTAAACCTAAATATGAACACCGAACAGAGGACCAAGCCAAAGAGTTCGAAGAACTAAAAGGACACCCTGCTTTTGAAGGTCTTAAAAAGTTTTCTAATGATGAGTGGAGAAAATGTAATAGTATTCAAGACTTTGAAAATGTATTGATTAGAATGAGAAAAGAAAGAGACAAGTTTGATAGTATTACAGGAGATGAGTAATGAGTTGGTTTTGTAATAGTGAAGAAGCAAAAGAACATAAAAGAACTTGCACAAAAAACTCTTGGGAGTGTGGTAAATGTATTTGGATTGATGAATCTTCTAATGCTATGTCTGAATATGGAACATTTGTAGAAAAAGAAGTTGAAATTAAACCTGTAAAACAAATACAAGCAGAAACTGAAAATGAATGGGATATTCTTGCAAAAAATGTAATTAAAGATGAAGATTATTCAAATTGCGACCACCCTCTGCTACCAGAAATTTTAAAGGTGTTTAAAAAATGAAAAAACCAGACCATAAAAAAATGAGAATAATGCTATCAAAAGATGTTAGCAAAGATATGAAAGATACATATATGTCAATGTCTAATGAAGATATTGTTTATGAATATGTAAAGCAGTTTGGGAGCATAGTTCCATTGAAGGAGTTAGAAGTGAACGAATTAATTAAATCAGAATTACAAGCAGAATGTAATGATTTTGCTAAAAAACTAATGAGTATGCACGAAAATGTCCACATTGAGTTTAGTGTATTTACATTAGAAGAAATAGAAAACGAAATAGGAGATACAAGTAAATGAAAATAAGTAGAATGAAAAAAGGCGAATGGTCTAAAATAAGAGCATTCTTTGATTTAGAAACTGATGAAGGATTTAATATTAAAGGTTTTAAATTGATTGAAGGTATTGAAGGTATGTTTGTGGGATTTCCAAGCCAAAAGAACAAAGATGGCGAATACCAAGACACAATCTTTGCCGACAAAACTTTAAAACAACAAGTAAATAAATTAGCATTAGATTTTTATAGTAATGATAAATCTAATGATTCAGACGTTCCGTTTTAATGGATTTTGAAGTATTAATAAGAGATAAAAGTGGGGAGCAGAGATGGATTCACATCTCAAAAGTCTTGGGTAAATCGAGGACCATAAAGACTTATTCCCCCTCCCCACCACTTCTCAAAGATACAAAAGGATTTGGCGAGTGGTATAATCTTTATGATAAAAAAACCACTAAGAAACAAGCAATAGATTACTGGTATAAAAATATTACAAAAGAAGATATACCAAAGATTATGGAGCACACTAAACTCTATATTAAAGATAGAGAAAAAGTGTATCGAAAAGACCCAATTAGATATTTAAGAGATAGGGTTTTTGAAGATGAAATTATAAAAGCTGAAAAGAAAATTGACCTTGATGAACTTTACCCTTATGATACAAGTGGATATAGCAGGAAGGGTCGTTGCTCTGCCTGTGGTGGAGTTGTTTTAGGAAATAAATTCACAATACACAAAGACGATAGTGATTGTTGTAAAGCAAAAATAAATAAATATAGGTAAATTATGCAAACAGAGTATGAAACATTAGCCAAAGTATTAACAAAAGATTTAAAAACTGCTATACAAGGTTTGGAAGCTATTGTAAACGAATCTAATGATGCAATAGCAGTTAAAATAGCAGAAGATACACTTGAAATAATTGATTAAACTTATAGGGTAGGCATTATACCACAGAGTTTCGCACACTCAGTCGTCTCCTCCTTGAGATTGCCTACCCTTCTAATTAGGAGTATGTATGAAAAAATGTGTTATGTGCAAAAAAGTAAAAGCTAATTCAGAATATAATAAAGGTGGAGCACTAGCAAATACTTATTGCACTTTATGTCAAAGAATTTACAACAATAGCAAAACATCTAAAATAAAACAAAAGATACTTGATGCTACAAATAATGGTAAATGCTGGTGGGTTTACCAATCTATAATGGCTGATTTAAGTTTTAAAAGGAGTTCATAATGCCGAACAAAAGTAAAGCAAAAGGTAATAGATTTGAACGTGAGATTGTAGAAGCAGTAGAATTACACGACATAAAATGTATTCGTGCTTGGGGAAGTAATGGTAGAGCATTTGGACACCACGAAGAAGTAGACATACTTATTGATGATGACATTAAAGTTCAAGCAAAAATAAGAAAAGCATTACCTAAATGGATTAAACCATCAGAGCACGTTGATATTACTATAATTCGTGAAAATAGAGGTAAATGCTATGTAATGCAAGAATTAAACGATTGGTTAGTAAACATAAAGGAGAAAAAATGAGCACAATCAATTTAAACAAAAGAGGGAATTGTATGCCTTCTGGAAAAAAGTCTATCAAATTATTTTATAAAGAAATGATAGAAGAATGTAAAAAGAATGTAGGTAAAAATACTGCATTTGGAACTGAAATAGACGATAAATTCATATCTATTTTAGAAAAAAGACTAAAACAATTAAATTACGATTTCGTATAAGGAGAAAAAATGAAAAAAACATCAAAAAAAGATAAAGTATTAGCACATTTAATGACTGGACAATCAATTACACCTATAGAAGCATTAACTGAATATGGTAGTTTTAGGTTAGGAGCAATCATATTTGACCTACGAGCCGAAGGTTATAGTATAGATACAGAGATAGCTAAAGGCACAGGACACGCAATATACACATTGAATAAATAAATTGTTAAGAGATAGGTGGTGGGTTTTGTTCATTCTCCCTACCTTTAGCGTTTCCCTTTCTTCGCACTATCTCTTTAAATTGAGAGAGTTTTGACGGCTATAAAAACCTAACATTCGTTATTCAGCAAGGGTTCTCTCTCAAAAATTGGAGAAAATATGATTAAAAAAGAATTACATTTTGTATGGATAACAAAAGATGGTAAGAAATTTTTAAATGAAAATGAAGCCATTAAACATCAGAAATCATTGTTAAATGATATAGTAGATAAATGGTTTTACAAACTAAAAGGAGAAAAATGAACTTAGATATGAAAAGTTTTATAATAGGTATGATAGTAATTATTGTATTGTTAATTTTAATGGGATTTAGTGGTGGATTAGGTTCTTCACCATATAATCCAGTTTATGTAAAAATAGTATAGGAGAAAAAATGGACTTTGTAATTAATATGTTTTGTGTAAGTATAGCAATTATTATGTTGGGATACATAGTAGAATGTATAGAAAATTGGAAGGAAAATTAATGTTAGATTGGACTAATTTATTAGTATACACAATTATAGGAGTTTTAGGTTTATTGTTTTGGTATGCAATCATAATGCGATTTCTTGAGCTTTGTTAATGAAAGATTACTTAAAATATATAAAGTCTAAAAATTGTTTGGTGTGTGGAGTGTCGCCAGTAGACCCAGACCATTTAGAACATTTAGGTATGGGTGGAGCAAACAAGGGTGGTCTTAAAGACTACTCTTGTGTGCCTCTATGCAGAAAACATCATACAGAAAGACATAATATGGGTATAAAAGATTTTGAGTGGACTTATGGTATTAATCTATGGAAAGAAGCGTTTTATTTATTAAGGGGGTATTTTGCAGAATGAAATGTTGGCATTGTAATACAGAAATTATATGGGGTGGCGACCACGATTTTGAAGATTATGGATATGAAGGTGAAGGTATTGTTAGTAATTTTCATTGTCCTAATTGCCAAGCCGAGTATGAATGTAGGTATAAAACAAAATGAAATTCGCAGGTAAAATTAAGAATGGTAAATTAACACTTGATGATAATCTTGGTTTTAAGGATTATTTATGTCAAATTGAGGGTGATGTTCACTTAGAAATAAAACCTGCCGAAAAGGTGCGTTCTCCACAACAAAATGCCTATTATAGAGTTATTATAAGAATATTATCAAAAGAATTAGGTTATACTGAAGCCGAAATGCACAATGCTATAAAAGAAAAGTATGAGATAGAATCAACTAAACAACTATCAAAGCCAGAGTTTACTGAACTACTTGAAACTATAAAAAGATGGGCAGTTATAGATATGGGTATTGTTCTGCCGAACGCTAAGCAATCTCATCAATAGTCATACTTACTTTATAAGTATTAAAAGCTACTTGTTGTACACTTAAACTATTTTCTCTAAAATTACATATAGCATATCTATCAGGTTCGTTAGAATCTTTATCGTCTGTGAATATAAACGGCAAAGTACCACCTAATGTACAATTCCACACAAAATTAAAACTATTATCTGATAACATAGGGTTTGGCGTATTATTATTAGGCGTTACATCGTCTGACGTTAGTGTGTTAGAAACCTCATTATCTATCCACATATCACTTTCAGATATATAAGAAAATGTTAATTTCCAACTCCTTAATCCTTTACGACCTATACCACTTTTTGATATTTGGTTAAAATCATTTATTTGCTCATTAATATCATCAGTATTTTCATCGTCTGTGGTTGATGCAACTGTTGCTAAATCTAACTCAAATGGTGGATATTTATAAGTTCCATTAGGACCATTCATAGTCCATTCTGTTGGTCCATCATAGTATATATTGGCAAGTGTTTTACCACCTACAGTTTTTTGACGTTTTATACCATCAAATCGTCTTGACATTGTAAGGTTTAAATCAGGCGAATTTGGACAATCAAAATACTTACCTACCACTAAAGAACCTAATTGTTGTGTTCCTAAAATTTCATTACCCAAACCATAATATATACTAAATGACCTCCAGTATTGGTTATCAGAAGCAAAATCAAAAATAGTTGTTCCATTGTAAGTTGGATTTATTTGATTATAAGAAGAGTTAGAATTTAGTATTTCGTTTACAGGTTGAAATGTTATGTCAGTTGTTTCAGATGTTAATCCATACTTACCATAAAATTTAAATGTACTTTCATTAGAACCTAAATTGTGATTTAATAAAGCACAAAAATTAACAGGAAAAGATGTTTTTGTTGTATTGTTAATATGGTTACCAATACGAGCTACTTCATTTACACTTAATGTATTTACTTGTTTTGTATAAGGATTAGCACAATTCATATATAATAATTCTGCACCACCATTACCATCATCCCAACCTAGTTGTCCTGTGGCGTGTAAAAATGTTACCATATCTACATAAAATCTTGGCGTTTTAACTTGCTTTCCCATTAATATCCTCCTGTACTACTACGTCTTGTTTGGGTTTTAATTTTTGTTTTTTTAGTTGGTTGTGCTTCTGGTAATCCATAATCAGGTAAGTTGTACTTAGTTGTTGTCGCCTTACCTTTTTTTACTTTACTTTTGAAATTATCCCATTGGTCTGCTTCTGCACTCATAGACCATTGTTGGTTTGTCCAAACAGGGTTTACATTTTCAATATTACATATTATACGTCTTGCTTCATTGTTTGCTACAATTACCTTTTTTATCGTAAAACTACCCTCATAAGTGAATAGTTTTTGATTTTTAATAGGTAAGCCTTGTAACCCTATTAGTAGCATTTTATTTTTATTTCCTTGCATTATCCAGCCATCTGGAAGTGTTGGCGTAATATCTGCTATACCTACAAAATCAATCTCTATACCTAGTATATCTACATTAGATTCTATAGTACAATCGCCATCATTACATATAATTGATGACTTACCTGTTGCTGGTTCTGTTTTATTGTATATCATTTAAATACCTAATATTTGATTGACTAATATTACCATATCTAACACATTAATTTGATTGTCTTGATTCATATCTACAATATACTTACCATCTAAATCTATAGGAATATTACTAAAATCGGCTTGTGTTATTGCAACTACTGTTCCAACAATATCTAAAATGTTTACGACACCATCTTGATTCAAATCACCATAAATACCATTAAAATTGTTTCTAAGTATAATTTGATTAAAATTTAAAGCATAATTATCTTGAGTAACATTAGATTTTATTATTATATTGTAATTTAATATTGCTCTTTGCTGATTATCTAAAAACTGTACATTTTCTGTATACATATTAGGTGTTATATCAACATTATCACCATATACAGAATCATTTTCTACAACAATTGCATTTACTAAGTCAGTTGCATCTATTCCTACTAATCCACTATCTATATTAACACCATTATGCTCTATATTAGCTGTAGATGATATTAATGTAACGCTTTCAATGGTAACGCTAGTTTCATAATTTGTGTTAGTTACTGCTGATATAAGACCTGATGTTAAATTTGCATCATCTTGATACCATACACCATTAAAAGTTGTTTCTTCATCATCTATCTCATCTTGATATATATTACGTTCATAAGGGTTAGGTATGTTGTAAAATCCTAAATCATCATCACTCATACCAAAGTCGCCACGATGTACTTGTACTAACTCTAAACTTACTTTACTTAACGATTTAGAAGCCTTAGTAACAAAAAACACAGGATACATAAGTTGTCCATTTTTAACAAACTCTTGTGTGTAATCAAAACCAAAAGCAAGTTTACCACCTAACAACTCGTCTATTCTAATATAATCACCAGTTTCTATGTACATATAACTAGGAGGTAAATCTATTTTAGCTGTTAGATGTTGGTTAGCATACCACATTAGCAATCTTCTTTGTAGTTTTCGTGCCGTATCCTTATCTCTAATATACTCAGATTCTATCTCTAATTTACCATCATCATCTTTTAATCCGTAATATGCAACATCATAAAGCATACTAGGAGTTAATTCTTGTGTTAATTCGTCTAAGGTATCTACAAAATTACCATTGTTATCTTCTATACCATAAGTAGTTTCTTCTGAAAAATCACCTGAACCATAATCTTTCTTGTATTTAACATTAACTTGATTTTTTACATCTTCTAATTTTGTAAGACCAAAAGAGTATTTAATAACATCTAAACTATCAACAATCTCAAACTGATTATAATCTTCTATATTTTGTTTTAAATCAATAAACTTAAAATTACCAGAACTATCAAAAGAAGGTATATAAATTGACGATTTACATAAGTTATCTATTACATTTTTAGCTTCTTGTTGTTCTATTAATGTAAAACTATTAATCCAATCATCATCTATATCTTGATTAGGAAAAGTAAAGTCTTTTTGATAATCAAGTTCTGTTTGTAGTAAGTTTTGTAATATTTCATAAGGTTTAGTCATAACCTTTTCATTGTCATCTAATCTACCTTTAATACTTCCATAAAAAGATTCTTGTGTGTAATCTGTGATTAATATGTCTTGTAACAAATAAAATTGTTTTAAGTTTGCAATTCCTGATTGCATTTCACCTCTTGAATCTATTGATGGTAATCCCCATTGTATACTATCAAAAGCATCAGTTCTATTAAATTGTCTAATTTGATTGTTATACAAATCGCCACCTAAATCATCATTAGTGTATCTAAATTCAGAATCAAAATTTTCAAATGTATGTTGATGGTTAGGAACTTGACAATGAGTTTCCCAATCATTTGTATCAGGATAATTTTCGTCCCATTTGTTTTTATCTGTAATCATATCTTCAAAGGTTTTATTACGAATATCATCTCTAATTGTTAAGCCTCTTTCAGCCCAAAAAGTAACAGGGTGCGAAGAAGTTTGTGTAACAATTGAATTTTGAAAATTACTAGGTATAAAATAATCAATTTTATAAAATATTTTTGAAGCACATACATAACTTCCTATATCTGCAAATTGTAGTCTTGCAAAACTACCAGTAGTATTTTCGTAAGGACCATTATTTTGTGCAGTTAAATGCAATCCACTTGTATTATTTGCATTTTGAATCCATTGTACTGGAAATGTAGCTATTTTATTTTGTGATTTGTAATTATTATCTAATTCTTCAACTATACCTTCTTGATTATTTGTATTACTTTCATTATTTAAATTAGTAGGTTTCCACCAAGAAAATGTAGCATTTGGATTTGTTTCGTTCCAATCTGCATCATAATAAGTATCTCCAATACTAAACAAGTTGTCTAAATCTTGGTCGGCTGAATCATTACTAAAATTGTATACTGATTTTGCAGCATCAAGCATTTCATTGTTGTTAAATCCAAAAAACTTATTGCAAGAACCAAACCACCATTCATCTAAGTTACTACCACCTTCAACAAAATATGGTTGATGATTATTTGCAAAAAATGATACCTTTTCGACAGGTCTATAAATTCGTGTAGGTATACCTTGTTTATTTTCATCTAAATCTTCACCTAATACCCAATTTTGATATATATAATCACCTATAATATTAACTTTTGCTGAATTGTCTACAGTAGAGCTTTCAAACTCATAAATAGGCATATCTTCATAATAACCAGAATATTTCATACCAAAATTATATGGTAATCTTTCAGATATAGGTAAATAACCATCTTTATATACAAATATGTGTGTGTTTTCTGACAAATAATTAGGGTATAATATAGTTTGTTTAATATATGGATTTAATTCCTCTATATTAGCCACATTAGTCCATAATCCACCTATTTCTGTATTAGACTGTTCTATTATTAGTTCATTGTCTTTTGTAAGTATTAAAGGAGATTTATCAACATAACCATAAACTAATGGAAATGGTTTACCTTGAATTTCGTCATCATATACATATTTATCATCTATAGTAGTAGATGGTATCTGTGTTTTAAGTTTTTGTTCAGTTAAATCTTCTAGTGTAAGGTTTAAAGTTTCTGCCGATTGACTATAACGTCTAATAGTACCTGTATACACTAAAAGACAATCATCTAAGGTTTCTAATCCATTAGCAGCATAATACACTTGTACTACTGCATTTAGTAAACTAGGAATATCGTCTGAGAAAATCTTGCCATTATAGGGAGCATTTGATATAGATAGGGATACACTCGAAATTGTGTATTTATTGTTTATAATGTCTGCTTTTGAGCTAATAGAAGGACTATTAAGTAGTAAACCCTTATACGCCTCACCACCTATGTTTGTTTCCTTAATTGATAAATTAATTACTTCTGTCGCCGAATCTAATGATTCATCTATCTGCACACCCTTATAAATCCTAACCAAAGGGTATAAAGACGTTCTAGTACCATTACCTAGTGCTTGTTTGAATTTAGGAGGTAACGTCAGCATTAACCGATACCAAAATCGCTACCTCTACGGACAGCTTCTTTAATTGATTCTGCAAGTTCACCTTCTACAAAATCTTGTGTTAAAACATTACCTGTAACGTTTACATTGATGTTTCCACCACCACCTGTTTGATTCATTTGGTTAAGTGTTTCTAAACCGATAGATTCTACTGCATTTCTACTCATTACAAACTCGCCACGTTCTGCTTCTATAATAGTACCACCTTGTGAGTGTGGTCTACCACCAACATAACCACCTTGCTCAAATTGTAAAAAAGGAGAACCTCCACTAGCAGAATTAGACATATTATCTTTATTTCCTGAAATCACAGAACTTAAAGCTGCAAACATAGCTGCACCAAGTGCAGGAACACCTAAATTTGCAGGAAATGGAAGTTTAGCCATAGCCTTTGCCATATGTGTTATTACAGTTTCTGATAGTTTTGCCATAATAACATCTTTAGCAGCAGCTTTAGCTGCAGCAGAAGCAGTTTTATAACCTTTACCTGTTTGAATAGCAGATTGTAGAATTTGTTTATTAAGTGATACTTGTTGATTTTGTAATTGTAATTTATCTTTATCGCTATTCAATCCATCTTTATCGACTTCATTTAATTTATTTTTTTGTGTTATTAATTCTTCTATTTTTTGACGTAAAAAATCAATACCTTCTGCTTCTTTTTCATTTAATTGACCCATCATATTCATTAAAAGAGCTTTGTTGAGCATAGCTTGATTTTCTTGTATTTGAACATCTAAATCTTGTTTTCTTAAATTAAGCAGTTCAGACTTTACATCAGCCATATCTTGTTCAGCGTCATTTAAACCTTGTTGAGTAATCTTTAATTCTTCTAATTCAGTTATTAAATCTTTTTGTATTTGACTTAATTCATAACCAAGCTCTATTTCTTTTTTTCTAATAACTAAAGCTGCACCACTTAGTGTCATCTCTGCTTGTAATGTTTGAATTTGTTTGCTAAGAGCATCTTCATATTCTAATGCAGTTTTAACTCTTTCCATTTCAGATTCATTTAGTTCATCACCTTTATTTCTAGTAAGTCCCATCTGAAAAGCAACTTCATCAATCCTTTTTTGTAATTCTGCTTGTGATTCTGTAACTTCATCTGTAGATGCTCCGTATGTTTTAAGTATAGTTACAAGACCTGCTACTGCTGAAGCTGCTGCAATATATGGATTTGCACTAACTGCAAGATTAAAAGCTACTTGTTTTACAGTTGCCCTTGTAAGTGTTATAGCATATAAATTTTTAGCAGCAGTTACAAGAGAAGTTGCTATAGCCACAGCAGTAAATCCTGCTTTAGCAGTAAGTAATGCAGTTGCTAAACCTACAAAACCTGCTGTTAGTTTTCTAAAAAACTCTAAAGAAGTGCCTTCTGCTATACTTTTAAGAGATGAAGCTAAACTAAGAACTAAAGGAACTAATGCTTCACCTAATCTTTCTTGCATATCACCAAAAGCATTATTTGCTTGTGCTAATTGACCTTTAGTTGTCTGTGCCATTAATTGTGCTAATTCACCAAACTTTTCATTTACACCTTCGGTTATAGCTTGAAATCTTTCTTGACCTTTAAGTGTAGAATCTACTTCTATCCCATATCTTGATAATGCGTTAGTACTAGAACTAAATGTTTTTGCTATTAATTGTCCAGCAGTATTTAAATCTAAACCTAAACCTTCTGCTAAATTTAATGTAGCTTCAGTTAAACCTTTTGCTTGTTCTTCATTAGCACCAAATGAACCCATTGTAGCAATTACTGAGTTTATAACTTCATCACCAAATCTAGTAACCTTTTGTAATTCTCCAGAATATTCATTAAGACCTTTTGCTGCTTTAGTACCAAAAACTCTGCCTAATCTTAATACACTTTCTTCTTGTTCTGCAAAAGCCTTTACTTGCCGTATTATAGCACTAGACACTAATGTCATAGCAAATGATGCAAGTAATAATTTAGAACGTAGTGTAGCAAAACTATTAGCTAATAATCTACCACCATTAGTAATGTCAAACATTCCTGTTTTTGTTTTTTTGATTGTTATGTTGGCTAATTGTAAAGATTTTCTCATTTGCCCTATAGCAACTGAGTTACCTTGTAATGCTTTTTTAACTGTTCTGAGACTTATTCCTAATTCTTTAAAGTTTTTTCCAGCAGCTTTTGCAGATATTGTTAGATTTTGTACTTCTTTTCTAGCTAAAACTCTAACTTGTTTTAAATCTTTTTCTACTTGTATTTGTTTTTTTGCAGTTTCTACGAGTTTTTGTTCTGCTGCTCTAATTCTTTTAAGTCGTGCTATTCTTCTTTTTTTACCTGCTCTTGCCCTTCTTTTTTTAGCAAGTCTTTCTCTTTCTCTTTCTACATCTAAAAGGTTTTGGTGTGCTATTCCTTGTTGATGTGCTAAATCTAATAATTTTTTATCTGTATTTGCTGCTCTTTCTTTTTCTTTGTTTGCTTTTTTTTCTGCAGCAGCATTAGCTTTTTGTATTTGAGCTTGTTTTTTAGCTTCATCATTTAATTTCTTTTGAGTTTTAGCTAAATCTGATTGTTGTTTTTTTAATTTTTTTTGTTCTGCTACTAAAGACTTTTGTGTTTTTAATAGTTTGTCTGCAGATTTAGTAAATTTATCTACAACTTTGACTAATTTTTCAAATCCTTGTTTAAATCCAGTATCTTCTATGGATACTTTTATCTTAATATCTGGTTCAGCCATCTACCTTTGCCTCTTTCTCTGCTTTTTCCTGCATATCTCTTTCTTTTTTAGCTAAAGCATTTTTTATTATAAAAAAATATTCAATCCAAGTTGCTGGTTGCTCTCCGTAACTACCAGAATATGCTGGTGTATTGGTTTCTGTGCAATACAAATACTTGGTTAAAAGTTTTAAATACTTTTCATTCCTTATATGGTTTATACAAGTAAAGAAAGGTATTTGCGATATTACACTTTTAGCAATATCAAACTGTTTGTTTTTAGTCTTATTAAATTCTTTGGTTTCTTGGACAATTAAATCAATAACTGCCCATACATCACCAACTTCTTTAAAAGTACGTTTTTCGTAACCTTTTTCTGTCTTTACAGGTAATTGTGCTTCATAAGGAAATTCACAATAAGAACAGCCTCCACAGCCGTCAGACAATATAGTCAGCTCTACTTGGAGGCTTTTTCTTCCCCCACAAGATAAAAGTTCTGCATTTCTGCAAATATTTCTGTCTTATCTTGTAGTGATAATGTTTTTAGGAACTCATCAGATGTGTCTCCATCTACACCTATACGAATCCATTTAGTCATTGTCGAGTGCATCATTTTTACCCCAGCAATTTCACCTTTATCCGTATAATCGTATTGTACCGAATCCATCATATCGTCTCTCTCGTCTATTGACACATCTTTTAACTTTATCTTTTTACCTGATTTAAGTTTGATTTCCATTTATTTTCCTTTTATTTATTATAGTGCTATTGTTAAAACAGCTCCACTACTATTATCACCTACAGCTTTTACTGAACAGTCAAGCATCATAATATCGCCTTCGTTAAAAGCAACATTTGTTAATATACCTTGACTAATTTTATATCCAAATGTACCATTAGCAGGTGTAGAAGCATTTGCTAATAATGTTTCAGCAACACTTGATGCACCTGTTTGTGCTTGGAATGTTCCAATTAAAGGTTCAGTATTAGAATCATATTTAATTGACATATCTGAAGTTACAGACATTTCTGCTGCTCTTGCTACTGCTTCTGCATTACCACTAGCATCATAACCAATAAATGTAGCATCGTGCTCAATATTTAAAGAAAATGATTGTGGTATAACGTGTGTTACTCCGTGAACTTTTCTATATTGTGGGTCAGCAGCTTCAGTCATAAAAGCATCATCTGTCCCTAAAGCAGCTATAGTGCCATCAGCAGAAGATAAAGCAGCCTGTGTAATAACAGAACCTGTTTTAGCTGTTACTGAATATTTTAATCTACCAGCTTCAGTTCCTAAATCTCCTGATATTGTTAAATTAGTAACAACGCAGTCTTTAAGTATCATTGTTGAATCTGAAACAGCAGATGATATAGCAAATGTTAAAACTAAGTTATTATCTGCATCTGGAGGCGTTTCATCAGTACCTGAACCATCACCAAGTATAGCAGGTGTAAAATTAGAATTTAACGTATATACACCAGTTGAGCTTTCGTTATTTATAATATTTTCTAAAAATATATCTGCATAACTTTCTTTTAAAGTTCCTGAAAAAGATATTTCAGTAACTGTTTTTTTATTTGTTTGAAATATATCGTTTTTTTGCACCATATATTTACTACCTGCTTTTAAATCTAAAACTTGTATTGGGTTTAGACTTGGAAAACTTATGGATTCAACATCTAATCTTTTCATATCATTTGTTAATCCTGTTCCATAAGCAGTTTGTGCTTGTACTCCAACAATAAATTGATTTGGAGAGTGTGTAGCATATTTTAAACTCATTATTTATCTCCTTTGCTATCTTTTATTTTTTTTGGACTTACCTCAACCACAAAATCTTTAGCGTGTTTTGAAATATTATCAACTTCAATAGATTTTCCATCGTTTAACGCTTTCCAATCTTCTTCACTAAAACCCCTGAATGAAAAGGCATTATCCATCTTTTTGTCTTTAAGTTTTATTTTCATAAAACCTCCTTATCCTATGTTACCTTGATGTTGTCCTTTCCATTCAAATTGAACAACATATTCGTTTTCATTATCTTGAGCATTTAGCTCAGTAGATACTATCCTACAATTAAAGCAATTTGTATTATTAGCATCATCTAGTGTCATTGTTATATTATCGTGTATTAACGCCTCTATTCTTGACACATATCTTAAAACGTGGTCAAGTGATGTTTTATTTACATTAGGGTCTGCAAAATAATAAAATATACTTATACTATATTCTCTAATTTCACTTGACAAGTTAAAGCTAGTTAAATCACTTCTAATAGGGTCTAACCTCATATACTGTGAACCTTGCTCTTTTTGCTCGTGTCCAATATATACAGGTAGAGTACCCTTAAATTCTGTTCTTAATACGTTTCGTAATTTATTAAGAATATTAGTAAAATTGCTAGTAAAATCTATAGCCATTAGTATCTTCTTCCATAATTTCTAATTCTTGTCATTTTTACTGCTTTTCCAGTAGAAGCATCTATATCTTCATATTTACCAAATACTTCTATTTCCCACTCATCATTTTGTATAGCATCGGCACTACCTGCAAATCTTATTTCAAGACCACCTGCAAGTGGTTGATAATCGCCAATAATAATCTCATTTGACAAAACTTCGTTATTTTTAAGCTTTACATCATCTTTAGTAAATACTGAGTATTTTGCCGTACCTAATGGACCACCAGTAGTAATTAAAATTCTTATTAAATCATAAGTACCAACCCACTCACCTCTAGTATCTACAGGTCTTATAGCACCTGCTGTATTGTAAACAACATCTCTAACTACACCTTGTGCAGAATCTCTTGTTACTTGCCAAGATAATGCAGCCTTGCCTTGATTGATGTTTTCTATATTTTGCATCGCTTCTTCCAT